TTTTTCCAACAAAGTGGTTAGGGATCAAAAATACATTAGACTTGAGCGGCAGCGCATCACACGCTGTTCCGTCTTCCTTAGTAATCATAAGCAATCTCTTGCCAATGACATTCTCGATTCGATCGGGAGTGACTGACCTGGCAATGTCTGTCACACCTGCATCTCCAAACTGATACTTTTGTTCAGTAGTACGTGTATCCCAAAACTCAGTCTCCTTTTGATAGGGCTTCGCATCAGGTGCCAATTTCACGTAAGGTGCTGCTTGGTTCTTAGGGAATTCCTTCCACTTCGAAACCAAGACACCAAACAACTTCCAAAGTCCAATAACACTTAGAGCGGTAATAATCCTTTTCTTGGTTGCCCAAGAAATATTCATAAAGCGCTCAGATGGTCTTGTAACTTGGCATTGCTCTTCAATGACTTGCTCTCTAATCTCATCATAAATCTTCTTCCCTTCCAAACAAAAATGATATAGGACAGGGAAAGACAAGAGAAACAGTCTAGCATCAGCTAAAAAGCCACACAAAATGAAACATACAATTGCAGATCCATATGGTTTAAATAATTCTAGCAAGGCAGCATATAGCGCCCTCTTCATGAGGTACGCCACAATAACCTGGCCTTCATCAGACTCTAGCGTGGCTCGCTTACAATCAGAAGCCCATTGTACCCAATCATCTTCCAAGGCCGTCAAATATTCGACGATCTCAGTGTAATATGGGATACTCATTTGGGACTCCAGTTGTTCGCATTCGGCACAATGGCCAATTGGGTTCATGTGTTCACATAACTCCATCTTCTTGTTAGATCTCTGGTTTGATACAAATTCCTTTTGGCGAGCATAGAATTGTCCAGAGTGTGCCTTCAAAAAGCGTAATAGAGTATAAATGTCAACATCAATGAGTTTTTTACCTTCAAACTCCATGGCATCAAATACAATGGATTTCAGTTTATTGACTCGATTTTGATTGCTGTCGGAAATTTCCTTATAACGTGGCTCTTCTACTGTGAAAAGAGCGTAGTCGGGAAAACTTTCAGCGCTCATATGTTGGATCTTGGTCGCATCTAGCATCTCAGTTCCTGGTTTGCAATATTCAGGCTTAACTTTCTGAGTGATAGTAACTTCAAACCTCCTGTTGATCGAAAGAGGTTCGTTGGATAGTTCATTTGACTTCAAATCCTTGACGTTGGTGGTTCCAACAACGACATCGGGTTCCATCATCACCATGCCCTTCATTTCAGCATTAGGGTTCAATGCTGACATTGGTACGTTATTCAGGAACATAATGATAGGTGTAGCGGGTGAATCTGACTCGTATTTGAGATCAGTATTCATCAGGTCATCCAAGATCACTCCCTTGTGATGGGTGCGGAACTCGGACTGAAATTTGTCTTGTTGGTTAAGGGTAATAATAGACTTTGGGTCACAATCTTTGCCATTGGCTTTGAGCACATATGACGTTAGTGAGTTTACCATAGCAGATTTACCTACACCGGAAGCGCCGTAAAGCAAAATTCCGTAAGGCTTCTCGCGGATAGACTCCTTCTGGTCTAGTGTTCGAGCCGATTGG